GATGTGAACGGGCGGCGTTTAAAACTGGAACCATTGAAGCGCGACAAGCATTTCTTAAAATGTTTTGCGCGTCTTTAGGGCCAAAATCTTCATTGATTTGGTCTAGCAACTTTTCAAATTCGTCAAAGCCTTCCCATTTGATTGAAACGGAAAAGCCTTTTTCGTCAGACATTTGATTTGCCTATGATAATATTTCTATAAATCAATTCATTAAGGCGACCAACATACGAAATCACTTGTTCAGGCGACATTGAATCCGCATGGTTAGCGGCAATTTGATGGGCCAATGTGATGCCGGTCATCTTTTGTTGCATAAAGCCAAACCAATCCTTTCGGGATTCGGCTTGTTTCTCCAAATATCCCAAAAGGTCGTTTGTGTTTTGTATTGTATTGGTCATTTATTCTGTTGGTGTGTGTGGGTTGTATTTTTTCAAAAGCGCTAATGCAACCGCTTGCGCCGTGTCAGGTTCGGCGGTTGCTTGGGCTACTTCGGCGGCATCCACATCAAGGCTACGGGCGATAAGGTTAATGTCGCCGTAAGCCTCCACGATAGCAGTGATGGCATCATCTACTGTCATGTGTTAGACCAACCGTATTGGTTGCCCCGTGGGTGAATCGTGAAGGTGCAATTAGCTTCAGCGCCGGGGGCTGAATCAATATGGAATTGACCAACCCGACCGTTAAACGCATAAGCAATGGTCGTGGCACTGTCAGCCGCGGCAATCACATAAGTGCGGTCGGTAACGCCAGAGTAAGCGTCAGCGCGAATCTGAAGCAATGAAGAATCGGAAGGATTCCACGCCGCGGTGATAGTCAGGCTTGTAGGCTTAGACTGTGTGGGGATAATGTCGCTTTGACGCGAACCAGCAACAGCAAAGTTTGCGCTTGCATCGTCTTGACCAAAGGCAGGGATAGCTTCAACGGGAACCAAAGCACCCGCTGAACCTGTACCGTTGGCGGCTGTACCCACGATAGTGGCAACTTGACCCGACCACACCGCCAAGTTAGCAGTGGTGAAAGGGGTAGGCGTAGCGCCGGTTTGCATCCAAAGCGATGCCTGAAAACCAGCTAAAACTTTATTCGGTGCGGCCATGATCTATTCCTTATGCGTTATTTGACCAACCGTAGAGGTTGCCACGGGGGTGGATGGTAAATGTGCACTTGGCTTCAGCACCGGGTGCACTGTCAATGTGGAACTGACCTACGCGCCCGTTAAAGGCGTAATACACAATGTTTGTGCCATCGGTAGCCGAAATCACATAAGTGCGGTCAATGACGCCAGAATAGGCATCAGCGCGTACTTGCAACAGGTTGGTATCTGATGGATTCCAAGCCGCCGTGATGGTCATGCTTGTTGGCTTTGCTTGCGTTGGGATGATGTCCGATTGACGCGAACCGGCAACCATGAAGTTAGCAGATGCGTCATCTTGACCAAACGCGGGGATGGCTTCCACAGGAATCAGGTTACCCGACACGGCGATTGCCGACACACTAGCCACGGTGGACAATTGTGTCAATGTCAGGGGTGTGGGGGTTGCGGTGGGTTGTTGGTATAACGCCGCCGTAAAACCGGGTAGAACTTTGTTTGGTAAGGCCATGATAATCCTTTAGAAGTTGAAGATATTATCTTGTCAGGACGGGATGTCCATTCGGCAATCAAGCACTATTTGGTGCAATTTTACTTGATCGTCATATGTGTTGTATAGCATTGAAATGTCGATTTTGGCAACATACAAACCGTTAGTACCACCAAACTGTCCCGAATAACCGTGTAACGCTTGGATGATGGTGTTTGTGGTGTCAAACACTGTTTGCATATTTTGCGAAAACACAGTAGTTTGAAAAATTGGGGTATCAATGCCTTTGACCGATTGGGTCGTGCCTGTATATACAGGTTGGTGGACATTCCGCAATTGCCAAGTTACAAATGTAGGTTCCGTTGCAAAATTCCGGTTAAAGTTTGCATACACAGGAACCGACACCGTAGCCGCCAATTGATATTGAATGGCCTTGGCATATGTCGAAATGTTCTGTTGGGTGGTCATACTGATGTATTTGGATCGTTACGATAGCAAAGCAACGTGACGTTCATCCTGTCATTGGATTCCATCACATCAGTAATTCGATAATCATTCCCGCGCCAAAAGATTGAATACAGGTTTTGGCTGTCCACAATCTGTTTCATGTTGGGGGTGTAGTTCATCACAAACCGCACCAAATCGGTATAAATCCGGTCATCCTTGGTAATTTGCGTAGAGTTGCGAACATCCAATACCCGCGCAACAGTCTGAAACCAATTGGTCAGGGTAGTGGTTTGTTGTCCGTAAGAATCCACCGAATTGATGACATTCTTAACGGTCAATTGTTCGTATCTTGCGATTGCCATTAAAGCACCAAAGGCTTATAAGGTCGCAACAGTGCCGCAACCCCGTATGGAATTTCGTTCAGCGTACCTTGGAAGGTGTTTGAACGGTTGTTGTATAGATGGGTCAGCATCAACAATCCCGCTTGTTTAATCACGGGGTATTGAGCATAAGGGTTTGCGCCTGTCGTGTATTCGGCCACGATAGGGTTGGTAATAACTTGATTCACTTGGTCGGGGATGCCGGTGCAAATGATTTTGTTACCCGTTGGGTCGTAGTAATACGCCGATGGGTCAAGCGCGGTCAATACAGGTGGGTTGGACGATGAATAATAGCTTACAGAATTGATCGTAACGCCGCCAGAACCTTGCGTAATTTCAGGTAGGTCTAAACATACCTGTGTTCCCGACATACCGTTAAAAGCGCCGTAATAGACGCGGTAACGGATTGAAAAAATACTCATTCCCAAATAGTCTTCAATTGCCATTCGTGTGGCAAGTTCGATTGAAGACAAATAGGTGTCTTGGCTTGTATCACCAAACAAATTCAATTGATCGGTGATTTCGGTCAGCGTAAGCCACGCGGTAGAAACATCGCGCGTGACTTGTTCCACCTTTTCATACGAAAAGGGGTTGCGGCTTGTACCTAAGTACGGGCCGTTGGTGTAGCTGTCTAAAGCCATTCTTTACCTTATGTGGAAAGACGAACACCAGCAAAAACGTCACGGATTGTCGAACACACGCGCTTTTCAGCGAACAGTGTCAGGAATCCGGGTTGGCTTTGCTCAAACCACTGGAATGACATTTCTTCATTGTCCGCAATGGTCACAAAGTTATCCCAAGCCGCCAAGTAAACAGGCAGTTTGCCCGATGCAATTTGATCCATGAAAGGATTGGCAATTACTTTAATGCCAAACAAGCTACCCAAGAAAGCACCGTCTTTTTCGCCCACATCAAGGAACAAAGGCAAGCCGCTTGTGTCTTTCAATTCGCGGATATACGCAATGGTCGCGGGGTGCATCATCCAGCACAAGCTAGGCATCATGTAGTACTGTGGCGGCAAGGCAGAAACCAAGTTTGCCAAGTCGTTATAAACAATTGCGCCGCCTGTGGCCGATGCGTTAGTCAAGACGGTGTGAATACCGTTTGTGATAGCTGAACCGTTAGTACCATAAGCCGCGGTAGATGCGCCGGGGTAACTATTCAAACCACGCAAGCCAAAAGTACCACCGTAAGTTGTGGTTGTTGTGCCAGATTGGTCATTGTTGAACATCATGGATTGGGCTTCCAAAGTGCCGAATTCCATGCCTACATCTGTAACGATGGTTGCGTCCAAATTGCTGATGTCGCTCAAAATAGCGGTACGAACAGGGACGGTTGCGGCAATCGCGCGTACAGGCAATTGCCAAAATTGTGTTGCGGTGTTAGGTGTGCCTACGTTACCTGTGAACGCATAGCCCCAAGGGTTTGTAGGATTAGACACGTTACCGGTTTTGACCACAAAGGCTTCATCCGAACCAATGGTCGGGATTACACGCGAACCAGCAAGTCGAAAGGGGTTTGCATAACGCAAAGAAGCGAATACGTCATCATAAATAACGCGACCACCGACACCGGAACCGGAACCTGTAAGGGTCGATGCTTCTTTCAAGTTCACCGTTACTTTTTCTTCTTTAGTAAACGATTTTTTAATGGCGTCAAGGATAAGGTCGGTCATAGTTATTCCAAATTAAGGTTAAAAGAAGGGGGGACGAATCCCCCCCGCTTTATCAGGTCGCTGTACCTGTGGAACGATAGCGAATGATCGAGAATGGATCAACCACGCTTGTGCACAAACGCTTTTCACCAAAGAAGGTGATGTAACCGGGCAATGTTTGATCGTAGCGGCGCAGAACCATGTTCAGACGATCCACGATTGTGTGACCACGTTGGAAGTCACCAAACATCATTGGGTACAGGCTTGTAGTACCAGCGGAACCGGTGGTAGCTTGTGCAGGGGTGTCCATGTACTTGTTCACCACCACATCAAAGCCCAACAGTTGGCCCACGATACCGTCATAGACCAATGGGGACATACGCTCAAACACTGGTGTGCCGTTGCTGTCCTTCAGACCACGGATTTGCGCCAACATGATGGGGTTAACCATGAACTTGGCTGTGGGTGTCCAGTATTCTTGAGGCAACAGGTGGATGAAGTTAATCAAGTCTGTGTATGTCAAGTTGGCCGCTCCCACGGTGTTAGCGTTGGTGGTCAATTGGTCATAAGTGGCGATGGAGGCCAAGCCGCTTGTTGAACCAGTGCCAGATGTGCCGAAAGCCGCGGTGGAGATAGTGCCGCCTGTGTAGGTAGCATTAGCGCCAGCGTATTGGTTCAGGCCACGCAAACCGTTTGTACCACCGTATGTGTTAGGTGTGTCGGTTTGGTCGTTGTTGGAGATCATAGACTGACCTTCAACTTGGCTGAATTCCATCAGCATATCGTCAACTACGTTAGCTTCCAAACCATCGATGTCATCCAAAGCGGCGGTACGGATTGGGAACTGAACGTTCAAATCTTGCAAAGTCAATTGCCAAATGTTGGTCGCTTCAGTTGTGGCCGAACCGTTGTTCTGAATTGCATAACCCCAAGTAGCGCCAGCGTTACCTGTCTTTGCCCGGAACTGATAGGTAGAACCTTCAGTAGTCACATTGCGTGACAGACCGCGCATTGGGTTAATCAGACGCAACTTGTGGAACACGGGATCGTATGCTGTACGACCACCGACACCAGCACCGCCGCCTGTCAGGGCAGAGGCTTCTTGCAAGTAGGCTTGATATTGACCTTCGTCAGCGAAAACTTGCAGTTCTTTTTCAAACTTGCCTTTTTTCACAAACTTAGACAGTTGTTCACGGACGTTTTTGTTAACGTCACCGCGCACTGTTTTGGAAGGCTTAATAAAAGCGGCGGAAGTGTTGAGTTCAGAAATTTTGGCTTCCAAAGCAACAACTTTTTCGCTGAATTCGGCTTTAGCTTCTTCAACTTTGGCTACGGCTTCGGCTTTGATTTCGTCAATCTTAGCCAAGTTTTGCGATTCAATCGCGTCAACTTTTTCGAGGATTTTTTCAATAGACATGGTATTAACCTTTCAGTCGTTTAGATAATGCTTTCAATAACTCGCGCTCATTCAAGGCGGCAAGTATTTGGGCTTCGACCACCGCATCCGAATCGCTCAGGATTGGGGTTTCCTCAATCACCGGTTTAACAACATCGCGTTGCTCAATCAGTTTCTTGAGAATTGAAGATGCGGTGGTCGCATCTTTACGCGAAAGACCGGCATCACGCAGTGCTTTCTCGATTGTTCGCGGGTTAGGTTGCCCTTCCGCTGTAAAGTATTCCAGATTCATGACTTCGGCGGCGGGGTTGTTGGGGTACATCACCACCGACACTTCGCGCAAACCACCTTTAGTAATCTGAAAATAGGATTCGCAATCGGCATCATCATCGCAAGGATTGCCGTCAGCGTCCACATATTGCGCTTCGTCAGCGTATGCGCCTACGGACACACCACCGAAAAGGTTAGGGGATTCTTTCAGGACGTTATAAAGGTCAGAACCGCCAACAGTA